GTTTCATCTAAACTGCAAAATATTCTTTTTCACGTTTTTGTTTTTATTGGATCCACTTGAACTAGATTCAAGCTTCAGGCGTTGCGGGCGTATTGCCCCCGATGAAATCGAGAAGGTCCACGATTTGCTCGACAACAACTACATGCGAGTACGCCCCACCAGCCGCTCCGTTGATTCCGGAATTGGTCCCAGCAACCACGAAACAAGCTGGGGTGGCAAAATCCATATCCATGGCGCCAGTACCCCACGCAGTAGTGTCTGCATCAAGCGTGACTGCAAACTCGTTCTGATCGGCTCCCGACCCGCCCGCGATGAAGGGCGATAGGTCAAGAGTTACGCGTTCCCACGACGCACGCATCGACGCACCATTCATCGACAACGTATTTGCAATTGTCGGTGATGCCGTCGCAGCAGCGGTGAACACTACGGTGTCACCTGATTGGGCCGCTCCACGTACGGGGGCCACAACCAGGTTTCCAACTGCTGACGTTGAGGGATTCAAAGGGATGAAATGCACGAGACACTTTCGAATACGAATTCGAGCAAAGTGCTTACGGATATCAGCGATGTAGGTTTGACCAACCCGAGCATCAGAGCCCAAGATTGGCACCATCCCACCACCAGAATTCCCGGGCACCAGGCCCGCAGTCGTAGTTGGCACGAAAGTATTCGTGGCAAAATAATTGGACTGGAGGGCGCCATTGCTGCCATCCCCTACCCAAATTTGCCCACAAATCCATGATTGCCGATGCGAACTCAAGTCGGACATGCCAATGCGGGGCACCGCATACATGACCGCCCCTTGCAACGCAGTTGCAACCACCTGGTCCTCCTGCACTCGTTTCCCTTTGCGCTGACGGCGTGCCTTCTTCGGGCCGCCATTCTGACGCTGGCCACCCGAGTTCGAGTTGCCATTCTTTTGGGCCTGTTTGGCCCGCTGTTTCTGACTCTTAGTCTTAGTCATTCTGTAATTCAACAAATTTTTCAAAACCGTGGCAGGCGATAGCATCCACTACTCCTGCAGTCCATATATTATAACCCCTGGACTCTTGTGTTCCCCTCCCAACCTCTCCTGGGCCTGGGCTTACCAACCTACATCTCGTGTGACCAAGGACTCAAATGTGGAACTCTTGATCATAAACGGGATTTGGTTGGCAGCCTCCAGGCTTACTCGGAACACAGCCTCATCCTGATCGGAGAGGCCATACCTTGCTTGAAAGAATGCCCATGTATCTGGTCCTGGCTCACTAGGAGTGTCACCGCCTCTAACCACCTTATAGTCATAATCCGCCTTTATCTTAGACGACCGGAACTCTTCGGGGATGAGGTTAATGACAACCGCCATGTAGACTCTCAGAAATGGCACAAACTTATAGGCCTTGAAACTGTTGATGGTACCCGCGAGGTCGACATATCTAGACTTTCTACCCGGCTTTTTCAACGTGGAGCCGAGGCGTGCCATCAACCGACCAGGCATAGGCCCCCAATAGGAGCGCCCATTGACCGGGAAAAAGCAACCGCTTAAGAAAGTGACATCAGAGACTTCTCGCGTCAAATTCAGTTTCAATGAATATCCCAACTGTGTGGTACACACTTGCTCGATATGTTTAGAGGCTTGTTGTAGTGAATACCCCAGGAGCCGGACTTTCCAAAACTCTCGAGATATCACCCAAGCGACAAAATCGGTGCAAACAGTGTTACCTATAGATGTGTCACAGTCACCCGATCGCAATCGATATGGGTGCCAGTACGTGATCCGAAACAGTTTACAAGAGCCAAAAGTAAGCTCTTGCCCAAATCGTATCACATCCCGGATGGACTTTGAGATATTCTGCCAACCGCCGTAGATCCAAGCGTAGACAATCCATTTCAGTCTCCAAAAACCGACATGCATGTGCGAGTCATGGCGACTACCGTCACCCTCAGCATACACAACCCCATACTCCGGGTCGATTAGGATTCCAATTTGATCATCGCCGCACATGGCCCGGCCCCCGTCTGCATGACAGTTGTCGAAC